GGGGCTGGATTACTTGCGTACTAATCAACAAGAGCGGTTTATAGAACAATACTGTCTTTCGGGCAATGCAACAAAGGCTGCGGAAGTGGCTGGGTATTCGCATCCGAAACAGAGGGGCCATGAACTCAAGAAGAGGTATGAGCTTGAGATAGAGGATCGCACCAAGAAGATGATTATGGATTGCGTCCCCGGAGCCTTGAGTCAGCTTAAAACCCTATCAGAAGGCGCTGAGAGCGAGTCTGTGCGATTTCAGGCTACAAGAGACATACTGGATAGGGCCGGACTAAAACCAGCAGAAAAGATAAAAACAGAAATTTCCCATGTGGAGACTGCATCTACTGATGAGTTGAAGAGAGAACTGGAGGCCTTAACAGGGTCTAGTTCCATATCGGAAATTCCAGAACTCGTAAACTGAGCGGGGTTGAAGTATCTGAATAAGGATATTGAGAGAGCGGCTACAAGAGCAGAGTTAGAACAAGCGGTAGAGATAGCTAGAGAGATCAGGCAGCGGGAACGGTTCAACAAGATTGACTTCTACGACCCCTACCCCTACCAACTAGCCTTTCACGAAACCGGCGCAGATTGTAATCAGCGACTATTGATGGCAGCTAACCGAATAGGGAAGTCCTATTGCGGTGCCACAGAGGTAGCTTACCACCTTACTGGGCTATATCCCAAGTGGTGGAATGGCCGCCGGTATACCCAGCCCATCACAGCTTGGGCGGGTGGAGTATCAAACGAAACAACCCGCGATATTGTACAGGCGGAGTTATTGGGTTCCCCAGATGACCCGGAAGCCTTTGGTTCTGGCGCAGTGCCTAAAAAAACAATAGTAAAAACCGAACGCAAACCCGGTGTTCCTAACGCCAAATCAGTAGCACTGGTAAGGCACGTTAGCGGTGGGAACTCTTCTTTATTCTTCAAAGCCTACGAGATGGGCGTTGAGAAGTGGCAGGGCCGCTCTGTTGACTGCGTGTGGCTAGACGAGGAGCCAAGCAGAGAGTTGTACTCTCAGGCTGTGACTAGAACCCTTGATCGACGAGGGATGGTCTACATGACCTTCACCCCTGAAAACGGCATGACTGAAACAGTTGCCTCGTTTATGAACCGCATACAGCCCGGACAATCCCTGACTAACGCCACATGGGATGACGCCTCTGAGCGAATAATGTCCATGAATGGAGCGCCGGGGCATTTATCTGAAACGGTAATGACTCAGATTCTTTCAGCATACTCCCCGCATGAGAGGGAGATGCGACGATACGGACGACCATCTATAGGCTCCGGTCTTGTCTTCCCCCTATCGGAAGACGATATAATGATAGCGCCAATTAGGATCGAAGATCATTGGCCTAGAATAGCCGCAATAGATTTTGGTTGGGACCATCCAACAGCGTTGGTTTGGTGCGCCGTAGATAGAGAAAGTGAAACATTTTACATATACGATTGTTATAGAGCTTCCAAAGCAAGTCCGACGGTTCATGCGCAAAATATAAAAATGAGGCCGCATTTTATTCCTATAGCCTACCCGCATGACGGAAATCGCAGGGATAGTATGGGAAACCCCGGATTAGCTGATCAGTACAGGAACTTAGGCTGCAACTTCCTGCTTGAGCATTTTACCAATCCCCCAGCATTGGGGACCAACAAGGGGTCAAACTCAATAGAAGAGGGTTTGATGGCTATGTTACAAAGCATAGAAGCCGGTAAATTTAAAGTATTTAACACTCTTGGAGATTGGTTTGAGGAGTTTAGGATGTATCACAGAAAAGATGGAAAGGTGGTTCCTATACGGGATGACCTTTTGAGCGCAACAAGGTATGCGTTTCAATCACAACGCTTTGCTGTAGCCGGTGAGGAACCAGAATGGACAGCAGACGTTAAATACAGGAATTATGGAATTGTTTAATGGCTAAAGAAAAGATCACTGAAGAAGAACTAATCACAAGAATTCGGGGAGAAATAACCGAATCTCTTGGGTATATGGGAGATACTATATCTCACCAGCGTGAACAGGCCATGCAATACTACTATGGTCTTCCTTTCGGTAACGAGGTAGAAGGCAGATCACAGTTTGTTGATTCTACAGTTCAGGATACCATAGAATGGATCAAACCATCCTTGATGAGAGTATTCGCGTCTGGGGACGAGATGGTGAAATTTACACCTCACGGCCCGGAAGACGTAGAGATGGCTAAACAGGCTACAGACTACGTTAATTACGTTTTTACAAAAGACAATCCGGGCTGGGAGATTTTATACTCATGGTTCACGGATGCCTTGTTATCTAAGAACGGAATTGTCAAAGTCTGGTGGGACGAGTACGAGGAAGAAGAGCGTGAGGAATACAGGAACCTAGACGAAGATGGTCTGATGGTTCTAATATCTGGAGAAGGTGTCGAGGTTATAGAACACACAGAACATCAGCAGGAAGGCGAACCTCCTTACCATGATTTAGTTATAAAGCGCAAAGCATACGATGGTAGGATAAAGATAGAAAATGTCCCACCTTCAGAATTCTTAATTTCGAGAGAGGCTAAAGATATTCAGAACGCACGGTTTGTGTGTCACAGGGTATTGAAAACACTTTCAGAACTTAGGGAGATGTATCCTGATAAGGACTTAGATCGAGAGGACTTAAAAGGCGCTTCTGAAGATATGATGGATTTCAGCGGGGAAAGACTTGAGCGATACGAGTTTGATAAGTCTGCAAAATACTGGGAAGGGTGGGGTGATGACACCTATGGAGAAGAGGGGCTTGAAACCTTTTGGTTACACGAATCCTACCTAAAGACCGATTTCAACAATGATGGAATTACGGAACTTAGGAAGATTTGTACTGTAGGTTCTACGGTTCTAGCTAACGATGAAATAGATAAGGTTCCATTTGTATCTATAACGCCGGTTAAAATACCGCATAAGTTTTTTGGGCTGTCTGTTGCTGACCTTATTATGGACCTCCAGTTAATGAAGAGTACGCTAATGCGTAATCTCATGGACAATATGTACAACCAGAACTACGGACGATACGCCGTTTTAGAAGGGCAAGCATATTTAGATGACTTGCTAACACAAAGACCCGGCGGGGTGGTCAGGGTAAAATCCCCCAATGCTGTCACACCTCTGGCTACACCCGCCCTTGAACCTTACGCATTTCAGATGCTTGAGTACATCGACGGCGTAAGGGAATCTAGGGCCGGCGTATCTAAGATGTCTCAGGGAATGAATGACAATGCCCTGACATCGCACACCACAGCTACCGCTGTCAACGCTGTTATGACTGCCGCGCAAAGTAGGGTAGAACTAATCGCCCGAAACTTTGCGGAAACGGGAGTTAAAGACCTGATGATTTGCATATACGAATTACTAGCAAAGAATCAGGATCGTGAGCGGGTTGTGATGCTTAGAAATAATTGGGTTCCGATAAGACCCGATGTGTGGCGCGACAAGTACGATTGCACCGTAAGTGTTGCTTTAGGAAGTGGAAACAAAGACCAGCAGATGGCACACCTCTCTCAAATGTTACAGTTTGCCGGAGAAGCTATGAAGGGTGGTCTTCCAATAGTGAACGTGCAGAATATGTACAATCTTGGGGCGACTTTAATTAGAGCTATGGGATTCCAGAATGTGGACGACTTCTTGACCAACCCAGAAACGATACCGCCCAAACAGGAAGAGCCTGATCCAGAAGCTCAAGAAAAGCAGATGGAGATGCAACTTAAACAGAAGGAGCTTGAAATAAAGGCCGCTGACGTACAGGTTAAAATGCAGAAGATTCAGCAGGAATACCAGAAAAACGCAGTGGACGCACAACTAAAAGCCGCGGAACTAAACTTAGAAGCAAAACAGGATAGGCCCGTAGCTATAGGATAAAAATGACACCAGAAGAAAGGGAGCGAAGAGCGCACTCCCTAATAGATGATCCGCTCTTAAAAGAAGCATTTGATACACTAAAAGAAGATTTAATGAACCGTTGGAATCACAGTGGTTCAACAGATTTGGAGGCCAGAGAATCTATCTGGCTTGCAATGCGACTGCTTGACCGGATTCATGGTCATATATCGTCCATAGTTGAAACTGGACACATGGCTAAGGTAATGGAAAAGCAACACCCATATATCTGATAGAGGAAATTAATTATGGCGGATAAGCAACCTGCCCCGCAAGTACCGGCTGGATTACAGCCAATCCCCGCGCTTGGTGGTAGTGTAGATGAAGCGCAAGAAGCATTACTTAGTTTACTGGACCCTGAAGAGGAGAAACCAGAATCTGAGGAAGCTCAACCTGCCGAAGTTGAAGAGTCTCAGCCCGAAGAGGAAGACGAATCATTAGAAGCGGAACCCGAAGAGGAAGAAGAATCCGATGAGGATGAAGAAGAATCTGAGGAACCGACTGAAGGAGAAGAGGAACTTTTCGTCGTCAAAGTTGACGGAGAAGATAGAGAAGTAACCCTCGAAGAACTTAGAAATGGCTATAGCCGTCAGTCGGATTACACCAGAAAGACGCAACAACTAGCCGGCGAACGTCAGCAAATGGCGCAACTGCAACAGCAGTGGCAACAGGAAATGATCGCCGCACACGGTGAACGTCAGCAGTACATAGATTCACTTGGACAAATTGTTCAGCAATCTATGGGTGGATTAGAAGAGTATGCAAACGTAGACTGGGAAACCCTTAAAGAAGATGACCCGATACTTTACGTTACAAAGCGTGACGAGTTTCGAGAAGCTCAAGATCGTGTAGCAGATATGCAGGACAGGCAGGAATATGCCATGCAACAGCAGAACGCTGAAATGCAACAGGCGATGGCCTACCGAAACCAGCAAGAACGCGCACACCTTGTGCAAAAAGTGCCGGAATGGAAGGACAAGGAACAAAGGAAAGAAATGGTTTCCACCCTCCGAACCTACGCACAGGAACAGGGTTTTTCACGCGAAGAGATTACTAATCTAATAGACCATAGATCACTTATAGTTTTAATGAAGGCGCAGAAGTATGATGCAATACAAAACTCCGACGTTAAATCTAAGAAGCTAAAGAACAAACCCAAAGTTGTTCGATCCGGTAAGGGTGTGGCTAAAGAAGCTAATTCTAAAGCCACTAGAAAAGCTAAAATGAAGCGTCTTCGAGGTACAGGACATATTGATGATGCCTCTGTACTCTTGGAGGATTTTATAGACATTTAACTAAGGAGGGAAAACGCTATGGGCGTTCCAACAAATACTAGGGAAACCTATGGTGCTATAGGCATCAGGGAAGACCTAAGTAATATAATTTACAACATAAGTCCAATGGATACTCCGTTTTTGAACGGTGTTGGACGGGGTTCGTGCGAT